CAACAGATGGTGTCAACAAACAACAAGTTGAAGACATCACAACAAACAATAATACAGTATTAGCAGGGCACGCAACTACAGCTACAACAGCGGCAAACGCAGCAGCACAAAGTGCAGCTACAGCAACTGCACAGGCAACAGCTTCTTCATCATATGCTTTTCAAGCACAACAGAGTGCGACAGCAGCTGCAAGTGCCGGTACAAACATGGCGAACCAAATTGCAGATGCACAGAAGTATGCTTCTAACGCTGCTAATACTGCATTTACTACATCTGCCGGTGTAGCAAATCAGTTCTCCGCTTTACATTATGCTCAACTAGCAAACTCATATGCAGGCTTTACTGTCTTCTATGGTTTTTCTAGAAGTAGTACAGGTGAGTTACAATTAACTTATGCAACTGCTTCTAACACTGCTACATATGCAGTAAAGGATTATGAGTACAAAGGCGAATCACAATGGCTAATTGGAGACTCTGCTGCTTTACACTCTGCAACATCAGGTGGAACTCAAGGAACTCCCAGATATTCCCTAAATTCATCTGGACATTTAATATTAAATACAACAGCTTAAAAAATGGCACAAATAGATTTAGGCAAACTGAAGTTTACTTGGAAGGGTACATGGAGTACCACTTCTGCCTACGAGGTTGACGATGTAGTATTCCATAACGGGTCTAGTTATATTTGCATACTAGATGCCTCAAATACAACAAACTCACCAGAACAAAATACAACGAATTGGGCAGTCATGCAACGTGGTCTAAACTACGTAGGCACATGGTCTAGTTCAACAAGCTATTATAGAGGTGACGTAGTTCTTTATAATAGTACTGCCTACATAATGGATTCTGACAGTGTTAGCCCATTATCAGGTACAAACTATACACCCGGAACAACAGCTTCCACAAACCATTGGAAAGTTCTTTCAACAGGTACAGCCGGTACATATACAACAGCCGGAGACCTAGAATACAGAGGTAATGACGGAGCTAATGTAGCTCTACCTATTGGTACATTAGGTTCAAGTCTAATTGTAGAAAACGACCCTAAAGAATCATTTACTGCGGGTACAACTGCTGTTTACGAACAGGTACAACTACCCGGAGCAACACCTGCTACTGATGGTAAGTCAGCTTATTTATTCCAAGACAATCATCCTACAGCTGAAACTGTTACATATACTGTAACTGTAGCAGCAAGTAAGTTTGTAATTAACGGAACAAGTCAATTAGCACTTACACTAAAAACTGGTAGTACATATACATTTGACGTTAGTGACTCTTCTAATGCAACTCATGTCTTTGGATTCTCGGCACAAACAGCATCAGGTAATGCTGCATTTGACTTTGAATCAGCTGCTGTTGCAAATGGAATTACAAGATCAGGTACACCGGGTCAAGCCGGAGCAACTGTTACTTGGACAGTACCACACTTAGGTCAGTTAGTACATCAATACTATTGTACACAGCATCCAAATATGGGTGGAGATATTACATGGACATCATCTACAAAGATTACCGGAAGATTGTTACATAGTGACCCACATCCTACTATCGACTTAACTAGAGGTAATCAATATACCTTTACGTTCCCAACTGCTACTGGTATGACCTATTCTATTAAAGATCAGGCAAACCATAGTAAAGCCGGTACTAACGGACGTATAACTGCGGGTGTTACACCTGACTTTGTAGCCGGTGGTTCTATATCTTTCGTACCATCCGATGCTACTCCTAATGCTATAATTAGAGACGAAGGTTTATCTGCTGACGAGATTAATATAACTCTTAACAGCATGTTCTTCAAACCTAAGTGGTCTGGTTCACAGAGTAGAAAAGAAGACGAGCCTAGAGATTTAAGTGATACAGCTTATAACGACCCAACATATAATGTATTCGCTAACCACGATATTAATAACTATACAGAAAGTATCTTACCATTACCCGGATATCTTAAAAATTCTGGTAGAGGATTTAGATACGGTACTACATCCGTAGGATATAGACAAGGTGGAGTTATTACTAGAACTAGGTATACTGGATGGGGTAATATGCTACACAACAGTTCTAATGGCTACTACTATGGTGGTGGACTTGGTGCAGGTAATTCTCATATTAACTCAGCTGATTATCGTCCTTGGGGTTCTAACTGGAGATGTCCTAAGATATGGTTGGAAGCTTTAGCAGGGAATAGTGACTATGCACACTTCTTAACAGGTATTGATGGTAATGATTTAGGTTACAGAAATGCTGCTTTAGAGCCACAGGTAACAAAACCAAGATTAAAACAGGCACATAAAGGTTCTTATACTGCATATTATTTATATGAAAATGGTCTTGTAACATTCTGTGGTTATGGTGGTTATTGTAGCTTTGGTAATGGTAGAACTGATAATCAGACTCAAGAGGTAACATGTGTATTTCATGATGAATCTGGTACAAGATTAACAGGAACTAATTATCCTAAGATTAAACAGATTGAGTTTTCTAATGCTCATACTGGCGACCACGGTGCACAAGAGTATTACTCTGTATATGCGATTGATACCAACGGAAACCTATATAGTATGGGATACAACGGATATGGTCAGTTAGGTAACAATACTACAAGTAATAACTACTTCTTTAAAAGAATAGCAAAGGCTAGCTTTAACAATGCTGATATTCTTTATGTTCATACAAGTGGATTTCTACATACATCAGTTTATGCTATAGATAACACAGGTAAGTTATGGGGTTGGGGTAGAAATAACTACGGACAACTTGGTATAGGTAACACTACCGATCAAACAACACCACAGGAAATAACTAACGTAGCCGGTTCACAGTTACTAGGTAAAAAGGTTGTACACTTACAAGCTAACCAAGATGACGACGATCAGGGTAAATGTTGGGTATTAACTGACGAAGGTAAACTATACTTCTTTGGATACCTAGAAAACTACGGTTACAGTACTGGATATTATGATTCTAGTAATACAACTTCTCAGACTATGCCTCAGCTATTAACTAATAGTTCTACGTTGTGGAATAGTGACAATCAAAAAGTTGTTTACTTTGTTACAAATAACAATAGATACTCTACACTTTATATAATTACTGATGGTGGTACAACAGGGCTAACACAAAAGATATATGCTACTGGCGATAATTCTTATGCTCAACAAGGTACTGCTACAAGTACATCATCTAATGTAAGTGGTTCATCACAGGGTTCAGGTGTGAACAACTGGTTTGGTAAAGAAATACAATTCCGTGATCTAGGTCAGGATTGGAACGATCAGACTAACCAGAACATAGTAAACGAATCATTCGGTAACTGGGCATCATTCCAAACTGGCGGGTCTAATGCCGGTAAGATGAAAATTGGTAAGATTGTTAAGATAATGCCAAAAGGATATAGTGGTGAAAACGCTAACCGTGTAGTACTTATTGACGAATACGGACAGCTATTTGCTGCCGGATATTGGAATTATCAAATGTTCCCTAATACTGAATTGGATAGTGAATCAAACATGAGAACAGGTCCCGCTGATAACAGTACTGACCAAGTTTACTCTGACTCTTTCTATCCTATAAATCAGTTCCCCGGAAAAGTTGTAGATTTCTGCCATGTTGGACCTACAAATAGTGAAAACGCATGGCATGTACTAACAGATGCCGGTGTGCTTTACGTAGGTGGAGACTCTAGTTGGAGTCAAAACGGATTCTACTACGGTGGCTATCACGGATTCTGGAGATATCAATGGAACTTAGGAGGTAACACTTAATGGCAACACCAAAAGCACCAAAAACAGGAGTACATCCATCGGAAGCTCCTTTTACTATTGGCGAATATTATAAATACGCTGAAACTGGTAAAACAGAAGATTGGGGTGTCGGACTAAGCGGCACAGCTAATAAAAGATGGACTAGATTAGGTACAACAGTTATAACTGAAGCAGGGTTTAATTCTGCTTTAGTAACTAACGCAACTATTACACTAACTAAAATTACAGATGCTGACGAGATAGCAGCAATAAAAACTAAATGGAACATATCGTAATACCGTTTGCAGAAATACCAGATTTTGAAACGATAAAAACGATAGAGATACCATTGCCGAGTGCAGACGTACCTTTTTATAAACCTATGGTTGTACCTCCGAGTGATCTTAAAGAACCGGAGGATACACAACCTGTAGAAACAGAGGAGCCGCCTGCACCTACACTAACTTTACCACCCTTACCACCTATACCTATACCACCGGCTGAAGTATTAGTTACTACAACTGTGGCAGCTGTTACAGCAGTAGCGGCTACAACTGTTGCACAGCCAGTTATAGAACAAATTAAAAAAAGATTACAGAAGTTCCTACAAGGTAAGATAAATAAATGGAAACAAAACCGCCAGAAAAAAAGGGACTCTTCACTAAGCTCAAAGAAAACGTAGACGATCATGATGAACAGATGGCTGTACTAGGTGCAGCAGTGCGTCTAGGTGTAGTTATTTGGTCAGGATTTATTATCACGTTAAATTATGTTGAGCTGCCTATGGTAAAGAAATCCAATGCTTCGGCAGATATTACTTTCGTCGCTTCGATTTTTACGGGTGCACTAGCCACTTTTGGCTTGTCTACTGGTAACGGCAAGAAGACGGACAAGAAGGAACCCACAACACCAAAAAAATGAAAACATGGATTCTTCTCTTAGCATTGTTGTCACCCGCAATAGCAAGAGCCAATACTGTAACGCCTCAGTTTACAACAGGGTCGATGCAGTCAACGACAACAACATCTCAAACAATAACAGAAGAGATAGTACACGATGTAAAAGGTGCGGCAGTAGAAACCTACACCGGCACAAACATCACAGTTGGTGGAACTGGAGGCATTGGTTCAGACAGTGCTACTTATACGCCAACAACCAACGCAACAAGTTGGGATTTATCAATAACAACAAGGGAAGCGGGAACAATAGAAACAATAACAATAGACAGAACAATAGAAACAGAATCTACTACCAACTCCTACTCTATCTTTGCACAATAGGTACGCCTGTATTTGCTGAAGATACGAATGTTAGCAACCCTGTAGCAGCAGCAACTGGTAACGTAACCAACCAAGCTGTTCAGTTTCAGAACAACGGAGCACAAAGTAGACAATATTATGGAGCTAACATAAGCTGTAATGGTAGTACTATGACATTTCAACCTTTTTATATGGGTAATCATAGTAAACCATTTGACGAGTTTATGCAACCTTCTGGTTACACACTAGCCGAGAACTGGGGATTCCAAATTAACTTTATGGTTCCTCTAGACAAGTCAGGCTATAAACAATGTAAAGAAATGGCAGAGATGCGATATAACACTATGAAGTTAGAGTATGAGATTACACGAGCTTCTAAGTGTGCAGATTTGCAACGCAAGGGTTTTACATATAGACCCGGAACTGAGATGGCAAAAGTCTGTCAGGATATAGTACCTATATCATCTTTACAACCACCTAAGAACAAGAAATTTTGGCAAAAATGAGTACATTATCAGATCAAATAGCAGCAAGAGCTGTGAAAAAGCCTAAGAAAAAGGCTGCAAAGCGAGACGAGAACGGACGCTATGTTAAAACAACTACACCCGGAGAAGAGTAATGTTAGCACTATTAAAACCAATCGTATTAGCTTTTTTAAAAAGCGAAAAATTTAAAGTATTTGTTGTAGACTTACTAGAAAAGTTAGTCGAGCAAACAGATAACGAGCTTGATGACAGAGCTCTACAAATTGTTAAAAAAGGACTTGACATAGAATAATGGAAGAACTAAAGAAACTACCCAGAAAAGCAACAGAAGAAAGTTTTAACGAGCTACACTACCTTGTTACAGAAGACTTCTTGCGTAGAATAAAAAGTGGAGAAGCTACAACACAAGATTTAAAAGCAGCTTGCGACTGGTTAAAAACCAATGATATAACAGGCGTTGCCTTCGAGGGTAGTCCTTTAGACAAGCTTCACAAAATCATTCCTACCGTAGACCCTTCACTCGTTAAGAGGAAAGTATATGGCAAAAACTTCTGAATACTACAAGAAGAATCCTAAAGCTAGGAAGAAACGCCTTAAGCAACAGGCTAAATACAACAAAACTAAAAAAGGTTTATCAATTAGAGTTAATGCAAACAAGCTTAATAGAAAACTTGGTACATATGGCAACCGTGACGGAATGGATGCCGCCCATTATAAGGGTAGTAAAACCAAAGGCAGAAAACAAAAGCCATCTATTAACCGACGCAGCAGACTTAAAATTAGAAAATGACCCCATTACTACCAAACCCTGATTACTATTTACACAATTTAATAACGATGACAAGTTCAGAATCGAAACGGCTCTGGAGAAGAGCTATCAAAGAGCACTTTAATTGTCAATGCGTTTATTGCGGAGAATTTTATGAATTACACAAACTCACCATTGACCACGTACGTCCAAAATGTAAGGGCGGAAGAGATGAGACGACGAATGTTGTCCCGTCTTGTAGGCGATGCAATCAGGAAAAAGGTAGTAAAAACTGGAGGGACTGGATGAGGTCGACATTCGGCATCACTGACCGAGAACACACAATTTTATCACACAT